CAGCGCGATATTCGTAATACACAGATCGGCTATGAGCTTTACCGGTCCGGACGAATTGCGCGAAAGCGCTGATAACTTCGCTGCCATGCCGTCAAAAAGCGCCGACGGTATTCTCTATTGGCCGATAGCCCTTGCGCTCGGGTGGCCCGTCATCTTGGTACTTGTTTGGTCGGCGCCATTTGACTTTACCTTCGTCGCGGCGCCGCTGGTGATGTTGCTTTGGGCCATATCAGTCGTCGCGGGCCTTGTTATCGCGGTGACGTCGGCCTATCGGAGAGTGTGGCTGCGGATGCTCTCAAGTTCGGTGTTGCCGCTCACCGGGCTGGTTGTGGGCTTGAACATCGCTGATCTGTGGGGTTTGGCGGCGACGGCCGGCGACGAACTCCATGTCCTTGTCATGCGTCCATCTTATTTGCGCGAAATCTCCGCTCTGCCGTCTGACCAGTCGCGATTCGCCATCTTCAACTGGGGCGGATTTGTTGTGTCTCATGCGGTCGTCTATGATGAAAGCGATGAGATTGCCTTGCCTGATGCGCAGCACTCGGACGCCTGGAGGAAGCGGGTCAAGGGGACGGAGATTGAGTGCGGCGTGATTGGCTTCAATCCAGCTGGCGGCCACTTTTATATCGTTCGTCTTGGTTGCTAGGCCGCAGTCCAAGTCGAGTTGCGAGCCGCGCAGCGCTTCTGCCGCTTTGCACTCAGGCCGACGCTCAGGTGAAGGCCGCGATTGCCACGTTAAGGTCGCGCCCCGACGGTATTCCGCGCGGTCTGATCGATGCACCAGAGAATGTAGTCCTGCTTCCAATGGCTTCCTCAAGCCGGTGATGCCGGCATGTGTCTTTGGGCTCTCGACGAAGGAATTTTCGTCTCGAAATGATGTTCGCTCGCCTGCCGTCACAAGAGCGGGCGTCCTGGGTTGACGAAGTGCTGCAGAATTACCTTCCGCCGTCCATGGCGGTGATCGGCAACATCGCAGCGGGATAATCGCCTGCCAGCGCTGGCGCCGGGTTCGCCACATCTGAACAAAAGGGGTTATCCATGAAACTGAAAGCGCCGAAAGGCGTCGGCGAGCCGTGCGTCGCGGGTGTCGCGATCGCCGCACGCGACGGCCTCTACGAGGTCGAAGCGGACGTAGCCGCGCTGTTGATCGAGTGCTTCGGCTTCATCGAGGTCGCAACATCGGTGAAGCCGCGGGCGGCACCTGCGTCTCGGCGCTTGCCGGCCGCCAAGCAACCTTGACGGGAGGACTTATCAAATGGCCGCTTCCGATCTCGCCGTGCTTGCCGATGTCAAAACCTGGCTGTCGGGCTCGAGCGGCATTGGCACCTCCGATGACACGCTGCTTGCCCGTCTTATCACCGATGTCAGCGGCGCCATCACAGCCTATCTGGGCCGGCCGTCGCTGACGCCGCGCGCTTTCGTCGAGCGGCTCGACGGCGACGGCAAGGGACGGATTTTCCTGCGCCGTTATCCGGCGCTGCAGATCAGTTCGCTGGTCATCGACAATGTCGCGGTACCGGCCGCTGCCGCGCCCGCCGCCGATGCGCCGTACACCCGCGGCTATTTGCTTGAGCCGTGGGACGGCCTGCCGCCGGGGCGGCCGCAGGCGCTCGATGTGTTCCACGCGTTCTATCGCCAGGGCCGGCAGAACATCGTCGTCGATTACGATGCCGGCTATGCGGTCACCGGCGAAAACGCGACCGTGCCCGCTGCGCCTGGTCCCTACACGATCACGGCTGCCGCACCGTTCGGGCCGTGGGCCGGCGATTCCGGCGTCGCCTATGCCAATGGCGTCGCTCTTGCGGCGGTGGCCGGCACCCCGAGCGCCGGACAGTATAATGCGGCCAACGCGGTTTATACCTTCGCCGCGGCCGACGCCGGCGCGGCGGTGCTCATGTCCTACGGCTTCATACCGGCGGCGATCAACAACGCGTGCATCGAATGGGTCGCCGAGCGTTACCGCTACCGCACCCGCGTCGGGCAGAGCGCGCAGACGGTGGCGGGCCAGCAGACGGCGTCCTATAGCCTCAAGGACATGCCGGACTTCGTCCGCGCCACGCTCGATCCCTATCGCAGCGTGACCGCCTGATGCTGCAGGCCGGATTGAGCAATGAGTACGCCGCGGCGCTCGCGGGCATGCCCGAACGCCTGCGCGCCGCGCTGGCGAGCAAGGCCGTGATGCTGGCCGCCGAGCTGCAGGCCAAGGTGCAGCAAAAGCTCGCCGGCACGGTGCTCAACACCCGAACCGTCGCGCTGGCCCGCTCGATCATCGCCACCATCGATGAGGCGGCGGCGAACGTGTCGGTCAGCATCGCCACATCCGGCGACGTGAAATACGCCGCGATCCACGAATTCGGCGGCACCATCCCGCCGCACCAGATCGTGCCGGACAAGGCCAAAGCGCTCGCCTTTTTGGTCGGCGGCAAGCAGGTGTTCGCGGCGCGCGTAGTGATACCCGCGGTGACGATGCCGGAGCGGTCCTACCTCCGCTCGGCGCTCGCCGAGATGGCGGGAGAGATTAGGGACGGACTCGCCGAAAGCATGATTCAAGCGATGCAATAACGGCCTAGCCTCCAGCAGCGCAAAATCAATCCACTTTTCACATCACAACCATTTAACGGGAGGGGGTCGCAATGTCTGCGATGCCAGGACTGCGTGGGTTTTCCGTAGCGGCGGTGCGATGCAGTGGTAGGGTTTCTTGCACCGCCAACGGAGTTTTCGTTGGTGACATTCCGCTGCTGCGACGTGTGAGCACGAGTACTGGCAATGTGTCCTGGACCGTAAGACCGGTCGATCAGCTTAATTTCGAACTCGCCACTCGCTACCGGCTTCCCATCGATATCACGGTGAAGACCGGCTCTTTGGCGTTGATTGCGAATGCGCTCAGTCGTGGCGACCTTGCCATGGCCGCAATCGCTACCGTGCAGATGCAATTCCCAGACCCCCCACCGCTGACGAAATATACCGAGACTCACGAAGAGTTCGTTTATCGGGCTACCGAACTTTCTCGGAGCCGGCTGCTCAAAGAGTGGGATCCCGACAAACATCCGCGCGCGGGCACGCCGCCAAATCGCGCTTGGTTTGCGCCAGTGCCAAAGACTCCTGCGAGTCCTGTTTACGCGGAGATGGATAGCGAAACTAGGGATCATCCCGAAAGATGGTTTCGCTCGGTTGAAAGTATGGGCGGCGGCGCCAGTGAGGATCTCTTTGGAGGTCGATTACCTATAAAGTTGCCGGAATACGTACCCAAGGGAAAAACCTACGGCGTTCTACAAACGCCCCAGCGTAATATACCACTTGAAAGCGGATATGACGGGCCGGCAAAATCTATGCCACCGGAAAGCCTCGGTTTCGATGGAGTAACCAAAGGACACGTCGAGGGCCACGCAGCGGCATTGATGTGGCAAGACGGAATTACGGAAGGTACTCTTTATATCAATAATCCGGAGATATGCGTTAGCTGTGAAGAGTTACTACCGAGAATGCTGCCGCCGGGGAGCACTTTGAATGTCATACTTCCAGACGGCACTGTGAGACAGTTCAAGGGGATCGCTCGATGATCGTTCAATATCGTAATAATCAGAATAAACATGATCCGATGAACGGCAGGGCTATCGCGGATGGAATGCAGCTCACGGAGTTACTCGACAAAAGGCGAAACGAGACGCCGTTCATAGCAGAGCTTCGCGGCGGTAATGACTTTGAACTCGTTTTCGGAATTGGTCCAGATTTGTGCTTTGTTGAACATAGACGAATCAACGGGGATCTCCCTTATCTTATGGCGATATCGCCGCATCCACCGATAGCGACGGGGCTCGTTGAATTTCTCACCGCCAACACTCCGACGCCCATCGTGGCGCGATATATCTTGAATTTCGACGAACTGAAGCAGATAGCGCTGCATTTTCTCGACACTGGCGAGCGCAGCCCCTCTGTCTCCTGGGAACCAATTTAACTTCAGTCGTTTTGCTGAGCTGCTCGCTGGTGCGCTCGCCCGCTGGACCGTCGCCACCATTGACGAGGCCTAGGCCGACATGTCGGTCAGCGTTACCTCCTCCGGCGAGGTGAAATACGCCGCCACGCACGAATTCGGCGGCCCCATCCCGCCGCGCCAGATCGTACCGGACAAGGCCAAGGCGCTCGCCTTCTTCATCGGCAGCAAGCGGGTGTTCGCGGCGCGCGTGGAGATACACGCGGTGACGATGCTGGAGCGGTCCTACCTGCGCTCGCCGCCCAGGTGGCCAGAGGAAATCCGGGACGGGCTAAGCGGGGCGACGTGATGAGCCCTTTTCAACGACAACGAGGTTGTGCCGGGCAAATGTTCATGATATGTTCTAAACTAAGGCCGCCCGGCATCTAGGCCCTGCGATGGGGGACCGCCTGCTTTAATCTTGGCAAATCGCTCATGCCGGTTTGGGGCTCCGTCCATGAATGTTCTGTATGTGAACCAGCAGGATGACTTGGATTCGATGAACGGCGCCGTCATTGCAGATGGTGCCAGGCTTGCCGAATTGCTGGATGGTCGGCGCAAAAAGCCGCCCTTCTTGGCTCGACTCTCGGGCGAGAACGGATTTGAACTCATGATCGGAATTGGCGGCCGGTTCGGCTGTGTCCAGCACAGCCGCTCTGACGGCGAACCGCCATACCTGATGGCTGTTTCCCCCAACCCGCCAAAGAAAAAGCGGCGGTGCCGAATTTTTCACTGCCGATACGCCGACGCCGGTTCCCGCACAACACATTGTGAGATTTGAAGAGCTGAGACAAATCGTGCTCCATTTTCTTGAAACCGGGGAGTGCAGCGAAGCGGTTGGTTGGCAACAAGTGGGTGTCATCAAGGCGGACCCGCGAGGTCACTGGTGGCCAAGTCGCAAGCAGACCGTGCTCCGGCTTTTGATTCCTCCGGGTACCAGCGCGTCGGCAGGCGCCGCCCTCGGTGCTATCGCAGGCGCCGGTGACGTGAATCGGGTGGGTCAGTCACCGCAAATTCGATATGTAAACCACCAGGATGCGCTAGACTCGATGAATGGGGCCGTCATTGCCGGTTGTGATGATCTGGGCCAATTGCTTGAGGCGCGGCGAAAGAATGCGCCTTTTATAGCCGAGCTTTTGGCTGACACGGGCTTCCAACTGGTGTTCGGGATTGGCAGCGGGACAGGATTTGCCCATTACCGACGCGTCGACGGTGACCTGCCATATTTCATGGCCGTCCCCGCGCAACGGTATGTGAAAGCCAGGTACGTGACATTTCTAATAAACAATGTACCCACGCCGATCCCTGGCCGTTATGTCGTGAGCTTCAATGCGTTGAAGCAGATAACGCTGCGTTTTCTGGTGACTGGTGAACGCAGTGCTGAATGTGACTGGGAAGCCATATAGCGTCAGGCATCGGCGCTTTCCTTCGTCCCTCCATCGTCAAATGAATAAGAGCACGCGATGACTACCATCACCCGCGAACAAATCTCCGTCGCCTTCTTCAATCTCATCGCCGGCGCGGCGAACTTCACCGCGACCAGCCGGCGCTTCGTGCATTGGGATCAGGTCAATGAAACGCAGATGCCATTCCTAACCATGCTCAAGACCGGCGAGATGCGCGGCCGGCAGAACGAGGGGCTGCCGACGCTCACCATCAATGCGCATGTGTTTGTCTATCTGTCGGCCGGCATGGATCCGGACGATGTGCCGGACACCGCCATGAACGCGCTGCTCGATGCCGTCGACGCGGCAGTGGCGCCGCGCGGCGCCGATGCGCTTGGCGGCAACAAGCAGACCTTGGGCGGCCTGGTCGCCCACTGCTATCCGCTCGGGCCGGTGTTCGTCGATACCGGCGACGTCGACGGCAAGGCGGTCGCCGCGATTCCGTTCCAGCTTCTCGTTCCATAGCGAAGCTGGCGAATAGCGAGTGGCGAGTAGCGAATAGGGGAAGCGCGCCCCTTCCCACTCGCCATTCGCCATTCGCCCCTCTCACAATCCTTCACCCAGGAGAACGCATCCATGACCCAATACGCCTTCGGCAGCGGCACGCTGATCGGCAAACGCACCGATGTGACCGGCCAGCCGCCGAGCCTGCTCGGCACACTGGATACAGTCTCGATCGACTTCGACCGCAAGATCGAGACGCTGGTCGGCCAGTACAACATGCCGGTCGCGGCGGGCGGCGGCGAATTCAAGATTGCCGGCAAAGCGAAGTTTGCGCGGCTTCAGGCGTCGCAAATCAACAATCTGTTTCTCGGCCAGACGCTGACCGCAAACAGCATGCTTGAGATGACCACAGGGGAAACGGATACGGTGACGTCCGCGGCGGTCACGGTGGCTAACAGCGCCACCTTCGTCGAGGATTACGGGGTGTTCTACGCCTCGACCGGTGTACAGCTCACGCCGATCGCGTCGTCGCCGGCGCAGGGCCAATACAGCGTGTCGAGCGGCGTCTATGGTTTCAATTCCGCCGACAACGGCGCTGCCGTCCTGATCTATTACAGCTACACGGTTTCATCCGGCAACAAGATCAACCTGGCGAACCAGCTCATGGGTCCGCTGCCGATCTTTGAGATCTCGCTGAAGGAAACATTCAACTATTTCGGCACCAGCAAGGACCTGCTGCTCAAGCTCAATGCCTGCGTCTCCTCCAAGCTGTCGCTGCCGTTCTCCAACCAGAAATTCACGGTAGCCGAGTTCGACTTCCAGGCGATTGCCGACGCCTCGAACAATATCGGCACCATCAGTATGAGCGAATAGGGAGCGACGGGTGAGCCTCGAGCATGACGATTCGATCGATCTGGCGGCGGCGCGCACGGTGCGGCTTGCCGGCCGTGACTTCTTTATAGCGCCACTGTCGCTGCGACAGATTCTTGGGATTGCCGATCATGTACCGAAGCTGTCCGGCATCGGCTTGGATAATCTCTCCGGCGAGCGGCTGATGCCCCTTGCCGAAGTGCTCTGGCACGGCCTGCGCCGCGCCCATCCTGGCCTGACGCGGGATGAGTTCTTCGACCTCCACATCACCATCGCCGAACTCGTGGCCGCGCTGCCGGTCGTGATCGAGCAGGCCGGCGGCAAACGGGTCGATGGTGCGGTGGGGGAACTGCCGGCGGCGAGCGCTTCGATGCAGTCGATTGGCGCGCGCTCGTCGCCGACCTCGTCATCGAACTAGGCTGGACCCGCGATCAGATCCTCGATCAGGTCGATGCGCCCTTTCTCGATGATCTGCATCGGGCCTGGGCGGATGCGCCGCCGCTGCGCCGCCTGATCGCCGCCTATCTCGGCCACCGGCCGCGCGCGAAATCATCGCAGAACTATCACGAACTGCTCGCCATGTTTCCAGGCGGCGCAATCAAGTGAGAGGTAACGCCCATGGCCGACGACAGCACCGTTGAGATCAGTTTCCGTGCTTCGACCGATGACGTGCTTTCGGGGATCGCGCAGGTCAAGGATGGCTTGAACGAGTTGGCTGCGCAAGTCAGCAGCATCAGCGGCAGCCTCGGCCGACTGGGCGAAACCTTCGGCGCGGCGTTGCAGCCGGAATTGATCAACCAGTCGGCCAAAGCCTTCGGCACCATGGGGACGGCGGCGCAGGGTGCCGCTTCGCAGACGAAGGCGGTTGGCGACGCCGTCAAGGCGCAGATGGAGCAATATCAGGCGGCGGTCAAAGCCGCGGACACCCAATACAATCAGACCAAGAGCCTGCTCGAATCCGAGGTGAAGGACCACGAAATCACCTATGACCAGGAGACTCAGGCGCTGCTGAAAGCCCTGGCCGATCGCCATGCTGCCACGATGGCGACGCTCAACGACGAATCGCAAACTGCCGGGCTTAGCGAAGCGCAGTACAAGAAAATTCAAAGCGAAAAGCTGCTCGCCGATCAGAAATATATCGCCGACCGCCAGAAGATCGTGCAGCAGGCCGCGCAGCAGGAAGCCAAGGAGTGGAAAGCCGCGGCCGATCAGGTCGCCAGCGCCTTCAATTCACAGCTCAAGGGCTTGCTTTCCGGCACCACCACCTGGTCGAAGGCGATGAAGTCGATCTCGGCCGACCTTGTGCTCAAGATGATCGAGGACCAGGTCAAGCTGACGCTGGAATGGCTCGCCAGCCAAGCGCGTATTCTCGCAGCTGCCATCGCCACGCAAACCGGCATGACTGCGGCATCGACCGCCGGCGCAGCGCTCCGCTCGGCCGCGGAGGTGGCGTCCGGCCAGACATCGATTCTTTCGGTGGTGGAGAACGCGCTCAAGGCGATCTTCGCCGGTGCCGGCCAGACGGCCGCCGGCGTCTCGGGAAACATGGCCCCGGAGGTCGGGCCGGCCGCGCCAGCGTTCGGCGCCGCGGCAGGTGCTGCGGTGGTTGCCATGGGCACCGCGCTTGCGGGCGGCGGTGGCGCGGCGTTCGACGTCGGCACCAATTACGTGGTGCGCGGCGGCCTGGCCTTGATCCATCCCGGCGAGACGATCGTTCCGGCCGGCGTGCCGACAGCGCAGGGCTCCGGTCCCTATACCGCCGGCCGCAACGCCGGCGGCACGGCGGGCGGCGATGTGCATCTGAATATCTCTGCGCTCGACTCGCGCTCGATCGCGCGCTTCTTCAATGACAATGCGGGCCACATGATCAACGCGCTCAACCGCGGCATCAAGAGCGGCGCGCATCTTCGCGGCGCGCGGGCATAACCGATGATGACTCCTCCCTTGCTGCCGACGCTGGCCGGGCTCGCCTGGTCGCGCAAGAAATCGCCGAAGTTCAACACCCGCGTCGCCGACCATGCCTCCGGCCGCGAGGTGCGGGTCGCGCTGGCGCAATATCCGATCTATGAATTCGAGGCCGTCTACAACGGGCTGACTTCGGCGGCGTCACCCGCGGCCGCGCAGGCCGGGCTCGGCGGCTCGAGCCTGCAGAGCCTGATGGGCTTCTTCCTGCAGCTGCAGGGCCAGTTCGGCACGTTCCTCTATGCCGACCCGGATGACTCGGCGATCACCGGCCAGAGCGTCGGCTTAGGCGACGGCACCACGGTGGTGTTCCTGCTGCCGCGCACGCTCGGCGGCTTCACCGAGCCGACCGGCTGGGTGACGGCGGTCAACGCCGTCTACCTCAACGGCGTTGCGATCGGAGCGAGCTTCTACGAACTGGTGCCGCCGAATATCCTGCTGTTCGCCAACCCGCCGGCTGCCGGCGCGGCGATCACGGCCGATTTTACGTTCGCCTTCAACTGCCGCTTCCTCGACGACCAGATGGATTTCGAGGAATTCATGTCGAGCCTGTGGAAGCTCGGCAGCATGAAATTCCGCAGCGTCAAGAGCTCGACCGCCCTCCTTGGCCCGGCCTGGCTGCCGACGCCGGAAGGCCAGATCCC